GTAGCTCCAGTTGTACCCTGGGTTCCGGTAGTTCCTTGAGTACCTTGAGCGGCCATTAATTCCCATGATAGTGGGCTGGACGAAGGTGTTTGGTTTAAATTACCGTTTTGTAGACTTACATATGTAGAGCTATTATACTCTACTACTTGATTTTGTGAATATGTTGTTCCAGAGCTCCAAGTTCCCTGCCAGCTTAATCCAATTCCTTGGATACCTTGACGGCCTTGGATACCCTGTGCTCCGGTGGTTCCTTGAGTACCTGTAGTACCCTGTGACCCTGTTGTTCCTTGAGCACCTGTTGTACCCTGTGTTCCGGTTATACCTTGACGGCCTTGAATACCTTGAGCTCCAGTTGTTCCTTGAGTACCGGTAGTACCTTGAGATCCAGTATCACCCGTAGTACCTTGTGTACCTGTTATACCTTGACGGCCTTGGATACCCTGTGCTCCAGTAGTTCCTTGAGTACCGGTGGTACCTTGCGGTCCATCTGGTCCTATTGGACCTGTGTTTCCAGTAATACCTTGACGGCCTTGGATACCTTGGGCACCTATCGTACCTTGAGTTCCGGTAGTTCCTTGAGTTCCGGTAGTTCCTTGTGATCCAGTATCACCAGTTGTTCCTTGAGTACCAGTAATACCTTGTCTACCTTGGATACCTTGAGCTCCGGTGGTTCCTTGAGTACCAGTAGTACCCTGTGTTCCGGTAGTTCCTTGTGTACCAGTTGTTCCTTGAGGTCCATCTGGTCCTATTGGACCTGTGTTTCCGGTTATACCTTGTCTTCCTTGAATACCTTGTGCTCCAATTGTACCTTGAGAACCAGTATCTCCGGTAGTACCTTGAGTTCCAGTAGTGCCTTGAGTACCAGTAATACCTTGTCTTCCTTGGATACCTTGGGCACCTGTTGTTCCTTGAGCACCTGTGGTGCCTTGAGTTCCGGTAGTTCCTTGAGTACCGGTTATACCTTGACGACCTTGAATACCTTGAGCTCCTGTGGTACCCTGCGATCCAGTAGTACCTTGCGTTCCTTGGATACTGGCGGCTGGTCCTCCGTTTACGGAAATATCAATACCGGTAGCTATACCGCCGGACTGTTTCATAGTTAGAACAACTGACTGGGTTCCGTCTATAAAATCTAGACTTCCGGAGGCTGGTATTATTTGAACATTTTTGGTCATCTAGTTATAAATATTTTTCTTCTTTGTATTCAACAACAAGTTTTTCAACGTCTTTTCTTTCTCCGTAGACAGTAAAGTGGTAGTTAGGAGTACCGCAGGCACAACCTATAATAACCTGGTTATCCCTTATGTCTTCTATGTAATGCTGACAAGGAGAACTAAATGGTGTTAAACTTACTGTTATACTTTCTTCTTCTACTAAATCTACCCAGTAATCTGGAAGATCGATTATGTTTGAGGTTGATTTTCCTCTAAAATATACTCCTGCTTCAGGTCCCTCTAAAGATGAGTGTCTTAATTTATACCCTTCTTTTTCAGGGGTTGGGTGATCGATTACGAAGTTCTTAATGGTTGCAGTAACAACATCTACGTTTACTGCTGATCCAGGAATGGTTCCGTTTACAGCTCCTCCTCCGATATTAATACTTCCTCCGGTTGTATTTACATTTCCTCCGTTGGTTTCTAAATTTCCTCCTCCAATTAAGTTTATATCAGTTCCAGTTCCTACATTTAAAGATCCAGTTACATCAAATGATGTTCCTGTAAATCTTGCTACTTCACCACTATTGTATGCAATTAGTAATGGGTGTGCACCCACAGTCCCCATCACACCTCGAGTTAACTGACCTTCTAAGTATAAGGCAGCTCCTCCTGCTCTTTCATATACTCCTAAAGCAGCAGTACTACTTGATACATGTAGTTGATATGTTGGATTAGTAGTACCAATACCTACGTTGCCGGATGGTTTTACAACTAGCAAATCATCGTTAGCATAAAATCCAAGACCTAAGTAGTTAGATGCATTATTGGCTCCAACATAGTTAAATCTTAGTGCTAATGAATCGTTTATACTGTGAGATCTTCCAACAACTAAGGCGCTAAAACCGCTTGTCTTTTTTAAGGAAGATATACCTATTGAAGCGTTGGTTGCAGAATAATCAGTATAGACATCAAACCCTCCACCGCTTACATGGAATTTTGCACCAGGACTGCTAGTACCAATACCAACTCTATCCGTACTACCTTCAACAAACAATGTATCATTATCGTTATCGGTAGAGACTTTAAAGTCCATATCTACTGCACCGGCATTAATATGAACATTATCTGCTGCTCCTTCGGTGAGAGTGATCATCTCTACTCCACCGGCATTGATTTGTATTTTATCGGTTGTAAAACTTAGGTTTGTATCAGTATCCCCGTAATGTAGTATCTGATCTCCAACTACAACATCGTCAAGGGCGTATAGGGTAGATCCTTTAACATACCCAGATCCTGTAATGTCTCCTTCAACGGTTAATTTTTGACTCGGACTAGCGGTTCCAATACCAACACGGTTATTACTTGAATCTACATAAAGGGTATTTGTATCTACTGTTAGATCTTGAGTGATGTCTAACGAGTTCAGGGCAGCATCGCTGCCGGATATAATGACTTTTTTCCAGCTTGGCATATGTTCAATTACGGTTGGTTACAGGATTTGTGCCTGCCCACTTCCCTTTCGGGCCTATAATATCTTTTATAAATATATCGTAAATATGATTACGAGTCTACTTATTTTACAAACCTGTGTTTAGGTTTTTCCGGTTCAGCTTTCAATTGATCCTGAACGTTCTGAATCTGGGATTTTTCTTCTGCTTCTGCCTGTTGTAAGGCTTTAAATCCTCCGGAAAGTTTTTCTTGAAGAAGTGCTACCTTCATAGCGTCTTTGCCGTAAATTTGAATTTGATCTAAGGCCGAAAGTAAGACCTGGTGTTCTACTATATCTAACCGCTGTTCTAAGATCTTCATTATAACTTTTGATGTGCTTGTTGTAACTTAATTACGAGCTTATAAACTAGCTCCAATTGACGGCCTTTGAAAGATGCCTCACCTAGACCGCTTAATATAATTTCTAATTCCTGCTTAGACAGGTCAAGAGAGGCGTTTTGGACCTCTCCTGACTTATCTTTGCTTTTATTATTGTTTTTAATATTTGCTAATAACCCCATTGGTTTTAATATATAACTGTTTAACTAAGAAGGCAAATTATTTTGCCGATTTTTATGAGTAAATATAGATATCTTCTCCGTTTACTACAATATGACCTTTTTCATCATATCCAGCTGATGTAGCAGCGGCAGTAGTACCTTCGAAGATAACTCCCATAAATGCTTCTGGAGTGTATGCTGATGCTGAAGCATGGAATCCTGTTGCAATTCCCCATCTAGATGTAGATGCTCCATCATATGCAAATACTGCTCCTATTTTTCCTGCTGATTGCTGGATTACAATACCACCGTCACCGGCTGATGTTGAACCAGAGGCAAGTAAGATGAATCTATCTGCAACTTCTAAGTTTTGAGTATTTTCAAATGAAGCAGTTCCTCTTACAGTAATATCGCTATTAAAGACTGCATTTCCTGTTACTGAAAGATCGTTAGTAACTGTTAAGTTATTTCCAATTGTTACATCGTTAGGTAATCCGATAGTAACTGATCCACCACCACCGATAGTTGAGAAGGTGTTAGTGCTAAGTTCAATTTCGTTACTAGTTCCGGCAAATGTAACTGATACGTTACCTTGTGCTGCTGTACCTGCTGAAGTTCCGTAATCTACTGATAAGGCTGTTCCGGCACCGCCTGATAAACCAGTACCTGCAACTGAAGTGTTTAATTGTGTTTCTGTAATTCCGGCATCGGCTACTTTAACACCACTAGCTCCTACAGATAAAGTAGATCCATCTGCTTCAACAGTAACTGTTGCTCCAGCTGAACCGTTGTAGGTAAAGTCTGCAATACCGTTTCCGTCTACTAAGTTGGCTAAGTTATTACCTAATGTAACTCCAGATATTGTACTTGCTGCTAATTTTGAAACAGCGATTGCTGCTGAGGCGTTAATGTCGGCGTTAACGATTACTCCAGATCCGATAGCTGCTGTACCGTTTGAAGCGATAGTAATATCACCGCTTACGTTCGAATAAGCATCCTGACGGAAGTAAGTTGCTAAAGAACCAGAATCTACATGAAGATTTTTACTACCTACAACGGTTAAACCAGATCCGGCAATATCAGTTGCTAAAGTTCCTAATGTTAATTTCTTAGAAGGATTAGATCCGTTATTATCATTATAGAAGAATAAATCTGTTGCAGCAAGAGGTGAAGATTTTAATGTAGTTGGGAAGTTAGCTGTTACTCCTGATAATCCAGAACCGTCTCCTGAAAATGATCCAGAGAACGAACCAGTTAAGCTAGAATTGGCACCTGTAAATATTATATTAGACCCTATACCGGAAAGTGTTCCGTTATTAGTAAGTGCAATTCCTTTAAAGCTACCAGATGTGAATGTACCAGCAGCAGGAGTTGAACCTCCGATTACTGTGTTATCTACAGTACCACCGTCGATAGTTAAGTCGTTAGCAACATAAGTATCTGCGATTGCAGTACCTTGCCAAGTACCACTTCCAATCGTTCCAACACTTGTGATGTTTCCTTGAACTGCTGAAGGTAAGGTTGTGCTTAAACTAGGTACGTTTGAACCGTTAGTTATTAATACTGAATTAGCAGCAGCTGAAGCTACCTGCAATGCGCTTGTCCCGTTGCCGTAAAGTATTCCATTGGTTGCTACCGTGGATACTCCAGTACCGCCGTTTGCTACGGTTAACGCGGTATCAAGGCTTAATGATGATAGTTCTGCGGACGATCCAGAGACTATGACTTTTTTCCAACTTGCCATTTTATTTTCTTAGTTTTTTTACGTTATTAATAAATAGTTAGGAGCCGAAGAAAAAATCTCCTGATCCTGAATAGAATATACCACCGGCTACTGCCGAGGGTGTTGTATTGTTTGTTTTTAAGATTGTTACTCCTTCATTATTGATTTTAAACATTTCTACTGATGCAGATTTGATTAAAAAGATATCATCAGATATGTCAACAGAAGCTGTTATTGAGCCTGTGTAAATAAAGTTTGAAAAAGCATTTAATGCATTTAAAGCATAAGAAGCTGTTATTGCAAACGATGCAGTATCCGCTAAGGAAGCTGTTATATCTTGACTACCGGTAACTCCGGCGAGAGGTACCTCGTGATTATCTATTTTTAAAGTTACTAAGCCAGCATCGTTAGTTTCAATAGTTAAAGGGTAAACTGTAGATTGACTAACAAAGTATATTGTAGAATCTCCAACGTAAAGATCTTTCCAGGCATTGGTTGCACTTCCTAAAGAAAAAGAGGAAAGGCCGGTTGCTGGATCGGCATTTGGTATTAATGCTCCTGATATTAACAGGCTTCCAGATAAAGTTACTGCACCGGTAGAATCATTAAATAGTAAAAGACTACTACCTGAGACGGTAGTACCATCCTTATTGTACTGTAAAGAGCTTATAGGACCTACTGCTTCAGCAGATCCAGAAGGTCCGGCAGGGCCGACTGGTCCACGAGCACCTTGAGGTCCTTGAGCAACAACCTGTACTATTTGAGTTTGGTTCTCTTGGACGATTACTCTGTTTTCATCGACGTTAATATGTATATTATTACCTGCCATTAACGGGTTACTTCCTTACTGAGTCTTACCTTTCCTTCTATCAACCTTACTGTATAAGCACAATCTCCAGATCCTGAGTAAAGCTCTAGATCATAGTAAGCATCTCCAGACCAGCTTAAATCCGAGCTAGTACAAGAGGCTATAATTACTCCTACTGTGCCTGAGGTTGGTGGAAGATTATTATTAGAACCAGAAAAATGAAGACCGGTACCGTCTGAGTTATAAGAGCTAGATAGTGTAAGGTAGACTGTATCTGAAGTAACGGAGGGTCGGATTTGCATTCGACCATTGTAATCTGTAAGATCAACAGGATCGCCGTTTGAATCTTTGTACGCTAAGTCTAATTTAAAGGTAGCTCCTTGTTCTATATAAAAGTTGTATCTCCCGGCAGACATAGTTTTATTATAAATATCAGTATAGAAGGATAAGTCTCTGCCTAATCCCTATATCTTATAAATACATCTAAAACAGGATCAACTACATCGTGTCTGTGATTCTGGTAGAGATTTATTACTTTTACCCCAGGTACTTCAATTTCTAGCTTTAAAAAGAAATCAAATCCAGAGTCTTTTTTATTTCTCAAGTCACACTGGGACATATCCCCGCAGAAGACCATCTTAGATCCTAAACCGAGTCTGCCCAGCATTAATTCTGTTTGTTTCATAGTGGCATTTTGTGCCTCATCAATTAAAACATAACAGTTAGAGAATGTATTACCTCTCAAAAAGCCAAAGGGAGCCACTATGACACCCCCGTCATTTACAAGCTTTTCTGTCTTAGCTTTTCCGACTAGATCATACATTATATTATAAATCGGAGAAGTTAAATAAGATAATTTATCATCTACTCCTCCTGGTAAAAATCCGATATCTTCTCCGGCAGTTACATAAGGCCGGGCAATAATCATTTTCTCTACCTCTCTATTAAATAATTGATCTAATCCGGTTTGAACGGCAAGCATGGTTTTACCTGAACCGGCTTTGCCTTTGATGGCTGTGACGTCGTGGTGTAAGATTTCTGCTTTAGCAAGTTTCTGTTCTTCATTTAACGTTATTCCAAATTTAATAGGATTTTTTGGCTTTCTTTTCTCCTTAAAAACCTCATCCGTGTGATGATTGCTTGGCATATTTTAATAAGATTAATAACTTTATTATAAATAGATTCTTATTGAGGAACGAACATAAAAAAAGCCCGGCTTTCACCGGGCTCTCTAGTTACTTTACGTAAGGTTTATCTTACAAAGTGTTCAAACCATTAACGTAGATCTTACCGTAGAATTCAGGTCTTACCATCTTCTTAGCATATCTAGTTAATAATCCTTTTCTTGGTACGAAGGTATCAGGATCGTAAACCATAGGAGTCATGATCAATGGAATGTAAGGAGCAAATACAGCACCAGTCTCCAAGAACTGACTACCCTTGAAGCCCATCAAGATAGTATTTTCTTTCATGTATGGGTTCTTGTAAACAGTGTATCTGTTGTTGATCTGACCCATCTTCTGTACACCGAAAGCATAAGTAGCAACGCTTACATCTCCGTTAGAAGTAGAAGCGAATCCAGGAATGCTTTCTAAGATAGTAGCTACAGTAGGACTTACTACGCAGAAGTTAGCACCACCTCTCAAAGTTCTCTGATGGATGATGTTAGATAATTTCTGCATCTTAGTTCCTAAAGTCTGGAACCACTGACCTTGAGTGTTAAAGAATCCAGCGTTTCCGAATTGAGCGCTTGCAGTTTCAGTACCAACGATAGTTCTGTTGTTAACAGCAGACCAGTACTCAGTACCAGCAGCAGCTGATTCAATCAACATATCTAAGATCTCTAAATCGATCTCCAAGCTAATGTACTCAGACATTGTAGAAGTCAACTCAGCTTCAGCATCCAAGCTATGGTATGCATTCAAGTCCTGAGCGAATTCAGGAGTCCATTGTGCTTTCAACTTCTTAGTCTTAGCAACGATAGCCTCAGATCTCATAGAAACGTTAATCTGTGGGATAACGATGTCAGAAGTAGACTCAGCGTTAGGAACAGCGTAAGCAGCACCTGATTCGAAGTCACCTCTTGCATTATCTTTAGTATCTTTGTTGTACTCGATTACGTATGAACTTCCGATAGCAGGAGCAGCAGACTGAGATACGAAGAATACTACGTTTCCTCCAGAAAGGTAGTTAAATTCGTTCAAGTTATCAGCTAAAGTTACGGTAGAACCAGAAGTGATAACAAATCCTCTTACTCCTAATACGTCGATATCAGAAGAGATAGAAGAAGTAGCAACAGTCAACTTGATAACCTGACCAGCAGCAACAGAAGCGCTATAATCAGAGTTGTAGTTGATGTCTGATAAGTTAGCTGAAGCTGTAGTAGCAGTAGCAGAAGCTGAGAACTGGTTTGTAGAATAAGTGAATCTACCAGCACCGTATAAACCACCAGTAGAGGTGTTACCGAAGTTGTCAGAAGAATCACCATACATAGAATCACCTGAAGTGAAAGGATTCTTTGAAGTTCCGTATTGGAAGTCTAAGAAGAATACAAGACCAGAAGGTAAGTTCATAGGCTGAACAGAAACGAATTCTTTTGCAGCGATCTGACCAAATACCTTTCTAACCAAAGGAAGAGCAACTCCAGCCCACTGCTCACCAGTACCAGCTGTAAAGCTACCACCTGTTCCAGTTTGAGAAGTCTCAACTACCAATTGCTTAGCCTGATTCTCAAGAATCATAGACATGTTATTTTTCTCAATCTCGCTATTCAAACCTTCTAAAAGGCCGGTAGCGTCCCATTTCTTTGCTAATCTAACCGAGTCAGATTGCAAACTCTGCCAGGGATTAGCAGATTCTAATAATTGTTGTACGTTTGACATTTTATGTACTTTCTAATTTTTCGTTTTACTTAATGCCTGCAAGTTTTTGGAACCTACTTACCATACCGTCAGTCTCCACTACAGGCTTCTTTGGAGATACTCCGACAGCTTTAGATGCAAAACTCTTAGATTCTTTAATAGCCTCTTTAGTTGTAGCTGTTGTTGAAACTAGACCTTCTAATAAGGTTTCGTATACAAGCTTAACCTCTTTAACTGATTCAGCTTTGTCAAAGGTAGTTAATACCTTAACTTTCTGAGCTTCTGTTAAGTTTTTAGCTTTAAAGATCTTATTTGTGTAGAGTAACTTAGAATTTAGAAGATTAACCTCGTTAAGTTCAGCTTTTAAAGTTTCGATAGTTTCCATCATTTCGTCAGAGTCAGCAGCTTGTTTACCTGTTAACTTCTTGTACGTTTTTTTGATAAAATCAATTGCTTTAGTACCTCCTGCATGAATCATACCAATAAGAACAGGTACTGAAAGACCGAAAGCAACAGTAATGTACTTAGCTGTTTCCATAGTAACATTTAAAGCATCTGCTAAAGCTTGAAAATCACTTCCAGTTGGGTCAATGATTTCTTCCATTCCCTCTTTTTCATCTTCTTCAAGGTTCATAGCACCTGTTGCACCAGGTCTACTTGTAGTGTACTTGGGATCTACAGGGTTGATGGACTGCATTTTCTCTACTTCTTTAGTAGCTTCTGCTGCAGCTTGTTCTGGTTTCATTCCCTGTTTGATCTTTTCTGCTGTTCTTTTAGCCGTTTCTTCCTTTTGTTCTTTCTTGAAAGAATAATATGTTTTGGCAACTACACCGCCGATAAATGATACTATTCCCCCAAGGATAGTTAATACCACTGCTGGTGTAATAGCAATCATTTCTTCAAGTTCTGCTGCTGGTTTTTTGTTTTCCATCATTGGTTCTTCTTCGGTTTCTTCTTCTGATTCTTCATCAGTTACTTCGATCTCCTCTTCAGGAGCTTCATCTTCCATGCTTTCGTCGCCAGCTTCAAGCTCGCCACTAGCAATCATTTCATCTACCACATCTTCGATAAATGCTTTCAAATCTTCTTCAGACATTTCCTCAAGGTCGAATTCCTCTTCTTCAGCTTCCTCTTCTTCAGATTCTTCTTCTTCAGCTTCCATTAGATCCTCTTCGTCAGTTTCTAATTCTCTAAGAAGTTCTTCGAGTTCTTCTTCAGACATAGTTTTATCGTCATGCATCTTCTCTTCCATCTTTTCTTCATCATGCATAGCTTCTTCCATGTGCTCGTCCTCTTTGTCCATTTCTGTAAGTTTCTTTTCAAGCATAGATTTCAATTGCGGAGTGAACGCTTCTTCCAATGCCGCCTTGGCATTAGAGATAGCCATTTCCTTTACGGCCTTTGCATCAGCAATAGCCTCTTTTAATAAATCTCTGTTTGACATTTTGTTCCTAAAATTTGTTTTGGAAAATACGCTTATTTGATTTCAAGCGTAATGTAGTTTGTTTAACTTGTTTTTCAGAATGCTATATTGAGATAGCATATCTACTTTTAATAAATATAGATGTTTTTCCGAAAAGCTATCTTTAAATATAGATTGTTATATAATTGGACATTGTCCAAAACTGCAAAGTAACTCTCTAATGATTTCGTTTGCTTTACTGTAATCCTTTATAGAACTGTTTCCTAAGGATTCATTTAACCTTGACTGATGCATCCATGAACCTGGATTTGAAGGAGTGGAAACAAAGTCCCAGCAGAGTAACTCAAAGTCATCTTGTACCTCCAAAGTCTCACCTATCTGTTTTACAGAACCCATTCCTCTTGATGAAACACCTACTTGAATGCCACTGTTAATTAAAGCCTTTAAGATATTACCAGACGGAGTAGGTAGTATTTCGATCTTACCCATGATATAATCTCCATCCCACCAGATATCTTTTATATTGTGAGAAACGTTTTTTAAGTTTATTATTGTTGATTCTGGATGATCTAGTTCACCGGTTGCACGGTTATTACGAACATTATCCATATACTTATCAATCTCCCTTTTCCAAATAGGCTTAGGGTAGTACCTGCCGTTACCGTTCTTTACGTTGCAGGTAGCCAAGATTCCTTCAACCATCGGACTACCTCCACCTCTTGATTCGGTGATAGCTCCTACGGGTCGGAAGGATTGGGTTTCTATAAGGAGATCTTTACTCATTAATTACTTTTTAAGTCCTTTTGCTTTAAGCATTTCTTTGACTGCTTCTGCATAACTCATTTTTTCTACCTGCTCTCCGGCTTCTTCGTTTGGAGTTTCTAATTCCTCATCCATAGATGTAGGATCATCATCATACTTGGTTAAATCAAAGCGTTCATCTACTACTTCCTTCTTCTTCTCTCCGTACTTACCTTCAAGACGGGCTTTTTCTTTTTCGTATCTTTTCTTCTTAGCTTCTAAGAACTTAATATTTCTTTGAATTTCTTTTACTTTCTTTTTATCTACCATCTCAGATACACCTTCGGCTTCTGTCATTGATAGTTTAGATTGAAGTTCAGAAATTAATTCATCTATTTGACTTACTTTGGCTTCGGCTTTAGCTAAATCAGATTTTTTTTCAATCTCTTTAACTGCTTTTTCCATTGCCTTATTTTTAGCTTCATTAAGCTTAACAGGCATCATCTTATCTGTATCAGATGCTTTTAAACCAGGAGCCTGATCAGTATATCCAATGCCCTTAACTCCGAAAGCACCGTCCTTCATATAGTATAAAGGATCTTTTGTTAAATTCTTAACAACCATTTCTTTCAATTCTTCCTCAGTCTTATCAGCATTCTTAGGATCCTTCATCTCGGCATAGTAACCAGATAAAATAGACTCCATTGAAAGATTGTTAGAATTCTTTTCGTCTTTATAATCGTAGCCTGCAGTCTCAAGCTTTTCAACGTCTTTATCAGTATCCTTGAGTTCGGCTTTTACATTCTCGTTAAAGATTGAGAACCAATCTGGATTGTTAGGTCTTTTAGAAGATATACCTATAAATCCTTCTGAAAGGATTCCTCTTTCTGTTAAGTTATGAACGGCTTGATCAAAAGTTAAAGCATTAGTAACAACGTTTGGAAACATTGACTTAGCTTCTTTTAAGAATAATTCTTTATTGCCTTTTCCTTCTTTAATAAGGTTTAGTTTGTTCTGTAGGCTTTTCATACATTTATAAATATAGTAGACTTAGGCTCCTGTGCCTCTTAAGTTTAAGGTTTCTTTTACTATGGTGGTTGCAGGTACAAATGTTAAAACTCCACCTCCGGGAGCTACTACAACAGATGCCATGTAATCTGACTGTACTAAGGATGATAATCCAGATCCTAAAGTAAAAGATCCGGAAGTATTTTTAGGAGAGGTAGTATCGTAGAACCCGTCTGAGTTCTTTACTGTCTCTAAAGTAAAATACGAACTACCCTCTAAGGCATTTGAGATAGTATAAGTAGTAGAAACTCCGGCTGTTATATCTGCCGGTTGCTGTTCTGTACTCTGTGTTACTGATACGTTAAAGTTAGCCATATTCTATTATTTCCAAAGATCTTTAACTACTAGGCCCTTGGCCTTCTTTCTTAGTTTATTCTGGTCTACAAGTTTCCAACCTAGTTTAAGGTAATAATTCCTTGCAGCTCCTTTAGCGTTCTTATTAGGATTATAAGCATACTTTCCTAAGTACGCCCCTGCACCGGCCGAGGTAGACATTTCCTTAAGCTGTCTTTTAAACTCGGTCCTAGTCATATTTTAAAGTTCGTTAATTAGTTCGTAATACTGTAAAAGGTTAACAATATCGTCATTAGAGAATTTATCGTTTTTCTCCAAAGGTGTTACGTATTTAAGAACTTCTTGTAATTTAATTTTAACTACCTGGTCCTCAATACTCTTGATTTTTCTTTCTAAAGTACTTTTAATTCCTGGTATTCTATTGTTATAAAGCTCTTTTAATTTCTCAGGTGCATCTACAGAGTTAATAAATTCTTTTAAGACTTCTTTTTGTGCAGACTTTAGATCGTCATACTTCTCATTAAATTTCTCAAGAAGAACCCTGTAGGTAAGCATCTTTAAATCCTTATCATACCCGTTAAATTCCTCCATTAATTCATCTCTCTTTTCCTCAACAGGTGCTTTAGAAAGATGCTCCAGTAAAGTCATTTTATTATTAATAACGACTTCTGGTGCTATATCAGTAGATGTATGGTTTTCAATAAGATTGTTTAAAGCAGCGTAAATTTTATAGTTATTAATTTTAACTTTGAAGAATTTTTCTACGCTGTAATTTTCTTTAATTTCACGTACTAGATTGTATCTCTGCTTTCTAACCTCGGTACGGTTTAGTTTAGATGAGGTTTCAACCAGGCTATTGATTACTAATTCAGCCTTAGATTCAGTTAAGTTTTTATACTTGGAAAGCTGCTCGTATAATTTATATTCTTTTCCTAATTCACTATTTAAGAAGTACTTTTTTAGAATATCAATAGCAGCAGAGTCTTTCCCTTCTAAAGTGTCGGCGGTAATCCGTCTTACTAAAAGTTCAAAAAGAAGACCTGTATTCTTGAATTTCGAGTGTTTGTTCTGCACAATAGTCGGTTTTATAATAAATATGTGTTAAATTTTATTCCCTAATTTGTTTTGGATCTAGTAAGCTGTCTGCTTTCTTTTCTGATTCAAATACCAGCTGTTTTTTAGTAGGTATTCCTTTTAAAGCTTCTTCATGTCTCATAGCCATTTTCTCTGCTTCTTCTAAGCTGTAACCTCTAGCATCTGATCTTTTTGGACGTCCAAAGTCTGCCTGGTCATCATTCTTGGCAGCATCTCTACCTAATCTATCTTTTCCTAAAGGATCATTTTGAGTTCCGGCAATTGATGCTTTTTCTCTAGGACGGCCCATCTCAGGCTCATCTTCATTATATCCATCAGGTACGTTTCCTGGTCGGTCATAAACTCTACCCTTACCGTAAGCTGTGGCTATATCGTGAGGAGTTCCGTAAGATTCTCCAGACTCTAAAGGATCGTTTCCTTCGTTTTCAATCTGAGATTGTCTGAATAGTCTCTTCTTATCTTGTAAGATTAAATCTCTATATTCATCATATTGATCTTGAGAAAGATGGAAGACATTATCATAAATCCAATCTGTTGGTAAAAGACCTGAATCTTTGATTTGAACGGCTAGATCAACTTTCTCTTTTAATAAAGCAATTTTCTCCTGGTCAAAAATGATTGAAGGAGTAGTAAGTCCTAATTCAAAGTTAGTTAAAGATTCATCTCTATATCCCTGAATGTAAAGGTGTACAAAGGCAATCTTATAAAGTTCGGAAATCATGATTCTTTGAATCCTTTCAATGGTTCTACCGAATCTAATATCTTCTGCTGCCAGGGTTGCTTTACCTTGTAAGTTTTCGTCGTAGCCAAGGAATGCTTTCGGCACTCTTAGAGCAGCAAATAACTTATCTCTTAGGTAAACTACGTCTGTTATACCGTCGTATTGTAAACCTCCTAAAGTTTCAATCTTAGTAGTTTGATCATTACCTCTCATAGGGATATAAAAATCCTCCATAAGATTCTGCATGTTATACTTTAAGTTATATTCACCAGTCTGTTGATCAATGTACGGAGTACGCTTCATTTTAGAGATAGCCTTCTGCATAAAGTTCTCAATCTCTGCCGGAGGAATACCTCCTACGTTCATATAAAATACTCTCTTCTCAGGAGCTCTTACTATTCTATGAACTAACATGGCATCTTCCATTAAAGTATACTGTTTAAATAATTTCCTTGCAGGCTCCAAATAAGAACGGCCATAAGGTAGGAAGTTAACGTCTGTTAATAAACGAAAATGTGCTATTTCGTAATTATCAAAGAAAATATCCTTACCCGCTGATTGGTTAGGTCCTCTAAAGTATCCATAGGTATCAGCTGCTAATCCATCAGGGTCATATCTAAATCTAATTGCTGCAGGATTATCATTATCAAAGCCCTCCTGTCTTTCTATGTTAAAGGCAGAAAATGGAATTACGTTATAAACTCCGTACTTTTCTGATGCTTCTAATTTTAAGAAGAAGTCACCGTACTTACACATATTTCTAATCCACCAACTTAAATTAAATTCAACATTTAGGACGTCATAAAATAGGTTATAAAGAATCTTTTGTATATTTTCGTCTGCTGAACGGATTTGAAGAACTTCCCCCATATCGTTTTTAAGGGTAGATTCTTCTGCTAGGATATCTAAGGTAGATGCAATAATAGCATCAGTATCCATAGCGTCATACTCTGAGTATAACTGAGTTCTTAAGGTCTGATAGTTGAAATTAGATTGATATCCATATAAAGATGTAGGAGATGTAGTATAAATTCTATTATATCTATCAAATAGTGAATTCGTTTCTAACTCACCGGACATCTGAATCTGATTTGTGTCAGCAACTTTTAATTGGTCGCCTCCTACATTCCTGATTATAACATCGGTGGAGAAAAGTCTTCTTAGTCGTGAGAATATGCCAGTGTCTGCCATTACGTCTTAATAATATAAGTATAAATAGTTAAAAAGGCCAACTTAATTTATTTAAGAAGCCAGGTGAAATCTTCTGTTCCACCCTGTCCGTTATCTATTTGATAAGGATTCTTAACGTCTGTAGGTGAATATACCCCTTGGTAGGGTGTTCTATTAGTTGAGATGTTTCCTAGAGTAGCTTTTGTAATATCAATACCTTGCTGGTTTAATTGTAGGGCTGTATCTCGAACGTATAACCCGGTTCCGAATGACATCACCAAGTCGTCATTATAACCATACTGTGCTTCTGCCCGGCCATTCTTCCAAACAAAGACTTTCATTTCCTCTATTAGCCTTTTAGATTGAATGATTACTGCTTTTTCATTAATTGCTTCTTGAAACTTACCGATAATTAGAGGTCTAGTCTTAGAATTCATAGTAAACCCGGGAGTCATATTGCTGTGAATATCGTACTGATTAAAATATGAATCTGCTGTTAATGTTCCTGATTTAGGAGAGTGGTAGAAGTTGTTATAACCTCTATCTAATATAGTCTGAATTGCTGCCCAGCCTATGGATGCATTTTCAACCACAAGTAAAGCTTCATTATATTCTGTTGCTATTGCAACTAAAAGTAAACCAAATTCTTTAGTTCCTATTTGACCTTTATATTCACCGACCTGAGTATTATTTTCTATATCTAAGATATGAAATGCTGAATAGTCCTTACCGTCTCCACGGGCAACGTCGGCAACTACCATATAATTTCTAGAGTAGTCAACTGGTTCCCAGATCCATAAGTTCTGATCTGCTCCTCTTCTTTCTAAAGGCTCCTTCATGTAGGTCTTCATATAGAATTCCATAAACTCACCGTAGAAGACTGTGTCTCCAGATGTACTAAAGTCACAATCACACTCCTGAGCTGCCAGTCTTGGATCTCCTAATAGGTCATCCTGCCTATCTCTCCATGATTGATCTCTTTCCGGGTGTACATACCAAGGTAACTTAATAGGAAGGAAGTCATTCTCCTTACTTTCTGCCCGGACCCATGTCTGATGAAACCAGTTTCCGGTACCGTATGGAGTTGATAGTACGATTGCTCCTCCTCCAGTAGCCAAAGTCTGTTGAGCTGATGCCCAAGTCTCAGCAATGTTATCAATAAAAGCTGCCTCGTCAATTAAAAGCAAGGATACAGCTTCAGAACGTGCCGAATCTGAATTAGAAGACTTAGCCTGGATCTTAGAACCGTTAGCCAGTCTTAAAGATAACTTATTATGTTCGACCGATGGTACTTTTAACCAGGAAGGTAAGTTCTCATACATGAACTGTACCTTAGCTACCAGGTTTCTTGCTGTTGCCTGTGTGGTTGCCAGGGTTAGAACGTTTTTATCCTTGTGAAATAGCATCAACCACAGTGAATATCCTGCTCCTAAGGTGGAGATACCCAGCTGTCTTGACTTTAAAATGATGGAATACGGGTTATCTTTGAAGTGAGATAGTACTTTTTCCTGAAATGGATATAGGTTAAATAGTATTCTACCACGTTGAGGGTGCTGAATATAGCAGTATTTTTTCATGAAATGCACCGGATCTGCGACACATCTTACGAATTCCTGCCTGATTATCTGTTTTAAGTCTTGACTCATATTATAACTAATAGAAACGCTACTGCATTCAATATTGTGATGATATATGCTGTTGTAGTTTTCTTTTTATAGTGATCTACCTTTTTTTCTTTTTCTATAATAATACTATCTTTATTAGTTATTATTTCTTCGTAGTTTCTTTCATTAGCTCTAAAGATATCAACTTGAGATACTAGGTTAAAGATGGCTTCATCTTGTTTAACGATGATACTGTCCTGAATTTGGATAGAATCTCTTGCTACTCCTAATTCGTTTTTTAGGTTGTCTCTTTCGGCTTTTACTAATAAGGCTTTTCTAAGGGCTTTAATAGGTACTACTGCTGTTGAATCAGTCGTAGTCGAAAGCTGCTGTGAACTCAGAGATGATGTTATCATCAGACATATCAAGAATACGATTATGTTCTTCATTGTATTTTTGTTTATAAACCTCAGCCTTGCGGGCTATCTCGGTTAATTGTGCTTTATCTTTTATAACTAGTGAATCTAAAACGTGGTTGGCAGAATCTAGAGAAGCTATCTTAGCTTTACCTGCCTGTATTTCTAGGTTTAGAGAGTCTATACGATGTTGAAATTCGGCTTCTCTATCAATATAAGGGTCACTGTCTTTTATAAAGAGAAACCATATCAGAATAAGAGCTCCCCAAACTGTAACTACCTGTGCTATATAACGTTTCATTCTTTATTAATTTTTACAACCAATTTACCTTCTCCTTTAATTACTCTATGCCATTGGTGTCTTAATATAAATATAGATGATCCTGGTTCTAAGTTCTGAGGTAATTGATTATCTAGTTGGAATTTCCATCCTTTTCCGCATTCTACGACTTCAACCAATCTCTGTTCATCATCTCTATGCCATAGTAATTCAATAGGATCTATATTCTTATCAAATTCACGGAGGACATAGTTAGATCCGGTTTCTAAATCCCTATAAGGCTTTATTTCATTTTCGATTCCCGGTTCCATATAATGATTTTAAACTTCTCAGGTTCAACTCCGAAGTATTTACATTTCCAGTCACTCTGCTCAAAGAACGGTAGTGAGTCCCATTCAGACTTTCTATTTAAGAGAGTCTTTGCTGCATCATTCCAATCTATGTTTAGTGCCAGAGTCTCAATTTTAGATTTCATTTCTAAGACGGCATCATATTCAAATCCATCCCATTCATAGTGAAAGACTTCAAATACATTACCTTCCTTATCAGCATAGTCTATCGAAAGATCAATTCCCCATTTAGGGTTAATCTGAGCTACTTTATTAACTAGAGGGTTCTTTTTTGACCAATGTTGTAATTGACCTAAAGCTGCTCCCTGGTATCCTTTTCTTTCAAATAAAAGAGCATGATTAATATGAGCACCTTCTAGAATTTCTTCTGAGGTAAACCATGGGTATTTAAGAGCTAATTTATAACGGTGTAAAGAAGCAGGAGAATTAACCTCTGCATAACTCTGCTCTAATAAAGTTAAATCATACCCGTTGGTATCAAATAAGTCAAGCTCCTTAGCAGAAGGAACTTCTAATCTTTCTAAAGGAATTCCCCAATGTGAAATCGGAGATAGTTTATTATCTGTTAACTTTAACATCTATAGGCAGAAACTAAAAAAGCTTTATTGTTTATTTCTTATTAAAAGTTCGCCTAAAACTTCTAAACGTCCAACTTCTTTTTGAAAATCAGTTTGAGTCATATCTAGGGAAATCTTTTTATAAGTGTCTTCAAATTCTTTTTTAGCTTTCTCCATATCTAATTTACCCTCGGTAGCTTTTTTATAATAAGGTAATTTAACCTTAAAGTGGTGCCAGGTTAATAAAGATAATCCACCTTTTTCATGAGCGGAATCAGAAATCTTACTTGCTCCCTTGCCTCGAGTATCTGCAAACTCTTCAAAGGATTCTTTTACTTCTTTTAGTATGTCAGCTAACTTAATCATTTTTTAGATTTTTTACCCCAAGTTTTACCTTTACCTTTATCCTTACAAGCAGACGGGGTGGGTCTACATGCAGGGTATTTAGATCTTTTTTCTCCTTTTTGTCTTCCGCAGGATTTATATCCGCCCTTACCGTCGGGTGCATTGCAGTCTACCCATCCGGAAGTGCTTCCCTTAGCTCCTTTCCGAGAGAACCATTTATGAAGAGTTTCATCTTCTTTAAGATCCTTCCAGATATCCCCTTTACGGCATCTAACTACTGCTCCTGATTTATAAGCAGAAGGTTTATCATACTTACGGTCGGCAATCCTTAGACAGCGATCACGCTTCTTTTCTTCTAGAACTTCTTTTAGGACTTTATGTAGCTTACCAGAATCCACTATAAGAGCCTTTTAGTCCAAGGAGTGAAGCATATCTTGGAAGCCGGCAGCTCCAATAACCGGGCTTGGTCTTATCTTTCTTTTGATCACAGTTATGTCTTTTGGCAAATGATTGACGGGCTTCAGGGTCATTAATTTTAGCCTTAAGTCCGGTAGTACCACCAAAAGATACTTTCTTTACTTTTTTAGTTTTAGGATCCTTGACGTAAACATAGAATTTTTTAGAGCCTCCTCTTTTAGGTTTGCCTAATTCTACTTTTTCACCTTGGTATTCAGCTTCTTCAAGTTGGGGTAAGTCTAGAGCTACTTTCTGACCTTCATAAAGACCGTATTCGCCTAGGTGAGTTTCTAAAAGTATAGATTCGTCTGTTTCAGAGACGTCAATGATATTACGTGAATAAAGGTAACGGGCTTCTTTCCAAAGGCTTAAAAAGCGATTGGACCCATACCGGTATACGTTTTCTGTTATTGCGATTTTATTATCAATATGATATTTAAGACTCTCGGAGAGAATCTGCCTGTGCTTATTTTCTTTTAATAAGACAGCTTTTAGGTCGCAAGTATTACATCCACAGCTGCACATATAGTATAAATATTAGAGTATTTTGGCTTTTATCCAAATAATTTATCTGGGGTTATCTTAAGAGCAGCACCGTTTGCAGAGACATACTTAAGAATTTCATCTGAGGTTAGGTTTTCTAATTTCTCTTTAGTTACTTGTTTGTATTCTATTATACCACCTTCTGATACATCCACTATATACCCTCCAAATCCTGGTTTCTTCGCTGCTTTAGTGTATAGAAGCTGTCTAAGAATTGCTGCAGCTCCGTCCCTTGGCTCAAATTTCTGATCGAGTTCTAACTCACTTAATAATGTATCAATCTTACTATAGATACTGCTAATAAGGTCAAACTCTTTGCTTGCTTCTCTAAGGTTATTATTTGCTGAGAATTTAGCCATAGTGTCAAAACCCCTAGTTAGTTCTTTTTCGTTAAAAGAATCAATAGAAGGGGCTCTTTCTTCACCTGTTAGGTTTGAAATTAATACATCTAACCCTAAAACATACCCTAACTTCTTTCTAGTATCGTAGTCCTTACCAAATCGACCTAGTGTAATCGTCGGCGTTCCGTGAGCTTTCACTTCTACCCCAGTTCCGTTAACAATTAAGTCAGGTTGTTCATCTCCTCTTCCGTCTTTTACCGTATACCCGGAGCCGTTTAATAACCAGTATAATGCTATTTCTCCGTTACCAGATCCATGTGTTCCAGGAGCACCAATTTCTTGTCCTGTTTTTGGCGGTTTCTCTCGGTAGAGTTTTTTCCAGGTCACCATATCATCGTTATCAACTGAAGTGCTTGTGCCTAATTGGTATTTTTTCACCGGTTTTGGTATATCCGCCACTTTTTTAACATCCCCAAATAGAGCATAAGCGATCACTTGATCATATTGAGTATTAGTGTTTTCATTAAGCTGTACATTGCCTGTTAATTCTTGTACAATCGACTCTAGTAGAGCTTTATCTTCTGGGTTGTTAATATCAGGGTATCCTTTTGGGAACTTATAGGCTACCTTTCTTATAAATTTTTCTAGTATATCCATTATGCTTCAAATTCTTCTTCCGTTCCTGGTACTTCAGGTTCAGAAGCTATTCCTCCGGCTTCTTCTGTGCCGGTATCTAATCCTCCTCCGGTATCTAATCCGGTAT